ACTCTAGAAAAGAAAATTTTTTCACTGCTCATATTAGATGGCTCCTAATGCTAATTGGCGCATCCACCAAAATCTTCTAATAGTAGATATGGTTAATACTCTTTGGTTTCTTAAAATTCCAATTGCAGGCTCATCTTTGTATAGGTCTTGATCGCCAACGCTATCATCCCTATCTCTTACGTAAACTCTATGAGCTTTAACATCATGAGTAATCAAATTAAACTCTCTTGCCTTAGTGATGATTTCGTCAATAGACAAAGTATCCATATCCTCAGCTGCCAAACCAATTATATTTAATTGAAAAGCTAATACTGATTCTATGTAGTTAAGGTCTTGTTCTGCGTTGTAGCTCATAATTAATCTTCTTCGTCCTCATCAATAGAAAATCCTTTAAAAGATCTTTCTTTTTTTATTTTATTCAAGGTAAGAATGTTGCATTCAAACTCGATCCCACTTGGATACACGTACGTCTTAGATGTGTTAGAAAAGTATGGCACTGCGTTGTCATCTTTTTCCGTATCCATATCATGAGGCTTTATCGAGCTCATTATAAACTACCTTAACAGATTTAAAGAAGTTATTTGATTAAATAAGGATTGAAATGTTGCCATAGTTGGCTCACCCAAAGGAAGCAGTACTGCAGAAGCTGCAATTAACTCATCCAAGGTGGATACCTCTAATGCTTCTTCTGGATCGATGGCGCATAATGTTGCAAGCATGTAAATAGAGCTCTCTAAATACTTTTCTGCTTTTGCTTTAATTTCATTTTTCTCTAAAGTGGTCAATGACATTTTTTTCTCCTAAATTACAGCTCTGCTATTTTAGCATTTATAACACCAAGACGAGAAATTATCATATCTATATGTTGTTTTATTTTAAAATCTGGACTAGCAATTTCTTCTTCGGTCATAGCATCTTCGTCAAATTCAAACGTGGTTAAATCAAAAGTATCTGGATCAAGACCTAATCTAATAACAGTCTTATAGAGATCTCTTTCGAATTCTACTTTTGCTGCGTTTAATGCAATTTGCTTTTCATCTCTTGATACTGATAGATATCCCATTTTTCCTCTTTTTATTTATTATGATAATTCTACTATTTTTGCGTTCACTGTTTCAAGGCGTGCTTTAGCTACTGTAACAGCATTTTTTGTGTGATATTCAGGATCTTCGTCTGGCTTGGATGAAGAAGCATTAAAGCTCCAACTGTTCAATGCGTAGGTATCTGGATCGTGACCCAGTTTTGATAAATGCTTATACAACTCTTCTTCAATTTCTTTTTTAACAAGTTGTAAAATCTTTATTTTTTCTTTTTTTTCAATAATTGAAAAGTTTGCCATTGCGCCTCACTTTAACATTTTCTATATACAGATAGTAACTACATTGCTGGATTATTTAACCTTAAAAGGCCTGAGTTTGCAGGTCCAATTCTTTCACCCTTTTCGTCTAATCCAGTCTTAATCCCCTTCATCCACGTCCAAGGCTCGTCTCTATTTTTTTTCATTTTAGCGTCACCATAGGCTTGACGAGCCACCATTAAAGATGGTTTATCCCAAATATTGTCTACCTTAAATTCAACTGACTCAAGAAGATCACTTTTAAATATATTAAAAAACATAAATGGAGTCCCTGCTGGAAATGTTACTGGTTCACCAACTTTGGTAATCATCCAGTTCATTTGAAATTCATCAGGCCACCAACTAGAAGGTATTACAGCTGATAAAGGAGATGCCCCATCTATAAAGTAATTAGGCGATCCACTAATCCAAGTTTCGTAGCCTTCTTCTGTCCCAAATGCCCAACCAACAGAAAAGGAAACCATCCCAATAATTCCACCATAAACAAGTGTTCTACCCATATATTCTTCGCCACTAAGTATTTTTACATTTGTGTTTCCACCATCCCATTGAACTACAACATCATGAGGAAGTATAAGCTCCCAGCCGTGCACATTAGCAGTAGTTACCGGCAGGCATTGATAAGCGTGCTTCTTGTAGGTGTTATCCATCCAGTCTCTTTTCAGCCTTGACTGAATAATCTGTGGCGGATTCTGATGAGTCTTGGTTAACGTTACTTTTGTCATATGTTAAATTTTATCGTCCAGCAGCACCTCTATTGCTGCTTTAATATTAATTAGAGCCTGCTGCGAATCAGTATTTCTTTCTCCAGCGTTAAAAGCTAGATCTAACAAATCTGAGTTGCAGAAACGAAACATCTTTTTTCCGTCTCTACCTATTATAAATTTTTCAAAATTACCCTGAACTGGATCCTTGTTTTCTTGAACCATCTTATAGAAAGGATGTTGCTCTATGCCAGCTTTTGGCTCTGCAGCAATCCCAGCCAACTCACTAAATGGAAGATCTGTCTTATACAGTTCTTTCATATGGCTTCGCATGTGATGCGGACTTGCGTTCGACTCTTTGAAAGCGCCGTACGCATCTTCGCAAAAATCTGTACTTGGAACAGCTAACACCTCGAAGCCCAGATCCTTGTACTCTTTATACAGATCTTCGATAATTGGATACTGAGCAGAATTAGCACATTCTCCAGTTACATTAACAATCATCGTTACCTTACCCTTATTTTTGGCTAAAACATTTTCTTCACCATCCAATGATGACAATGGAATATCGTATACTGAGACTTCAAGAGTTTCAAGAGTTGGTATTTCTTTTTTATCAAACATATTTCATCCTATGCTGGTTGTGGATAAGTGAGAGGTTGGTTAGTTCCCTTTGATATACCTTTGTCTGGATCAGCTTTTGATCCATCTGCTCCATAGCCTATGCCATGTTTGTGGTTATTATCATTATAGTCAAACATAGTAACTGCTGAATATTTGGTGCCACTTGTTACCTTTAGTGAAGCGTGGGCATAGATAAACGTGGAGGGAAACAATATAATATCTCCCGCTTGTGGCTTAAAGCTAATGTTTAAATAAGGAAACCATAGTTCCCCACCTTCGTAATCATCGTTTAGGTAGATAACCGATGATACAGATCGGNANAGNGTATAAGAGAATCCATGATCTGCGTGAACAGCAAAATGTTGGCCAGGCTTATATCTAACAAAGTTAATTGCTTCCATGTAATCCATTTTAAAATTATACATAGACTCATAGTGGGTAAGGCACTTCTTAAGATTTGCTTCTACATCCTCGTAGCACTTCTTAACTTCTTCAAATTCCGGAGTCAGGTACTGCCAATGCGCTGGGCTCATCTTAAGATCTACACAATCTCTATACTCTGGCATTTTTTCATTGTAGCCTACCATAGCTTCTGACCATTTGAATAGATTGTGCTCACTTTTTCCAATAGTTGCTTCTAATCTTTCTGGAATGTTAAGCTCTCTTGGAATAGCATTTCTATACAAAAAGATACCAAATTTTCTATTATCTTCTACGTTGCTGCAAGACCCTACATGAAAAAATTCCATTTGCGTTTTCCTTCAATGAATAAATTGTTTAGTGATATACTATATCATATAGAGAAAGACCAAGGAGTGCAACGTGGATTTCCAATCATCTGAAAAGTCTTTAATTGAGCCAGGTTATTTTGGGTCTTCAAAAGAAAACATTCTTATATTAGAGAATTTTATTGAACTAGATGACTTAAGAAAAATACAAAAATTTCTTCCAACAATAAATGAATGGATGGATGCTGGAGAAAACCAATACTCAGAAGATGGAACTTGCACGTATGATGCTTCTTACTGGCAAAATAGACAATGTAGTTGTGACATTCTTAAAAGAATAAATATAGAAATGTACGAGCTAGTTGATAAATATATTTTAAAGATGAAGTCTTGTCTTGAGGATAAGTTTCAAGTTAAACTTCATCCTAGACCGCCAGTTATAATAAGATGGTTTCCAGGTTTGGAACAACAGCCGCATGCTGATAAGCAACTCAATGATGGTTCACCAAACCCTTTCCCTACCTATGATCTAAATTCATTAATTTATTACAATGATGATTTTGAAGGGGGAGAACTTTATTACCCGCAACATGACATTGTAGTTAGACCAAAACCTGGTTTAGCAGTTGCGCACCCTGGAGATATTAATTATCTTCATGGAGTTAAAAAAGTCATAAGCGGGGAAAGATTTACTACACCATCTTTTTACACTATTACAGAATTAAACTGACCCAATATCTTTTAGAGGATTTTGTTTTGGATAAGGTTTATATTTTTAAAAATATTTTAGATCAAAAAGATCTAGAGCAGATTATACTGCAATTGAAAAGCACTCCAGTTACAATTGATAAATCTGGATACTCTCCGTTTGGAGTATACACTGAAAATAACAATCCTATCTTACCTCAAATACTTAGCAAGTATTATGATAGGTTGAAAAAAATTATTGAAACTTCTTTTGATTGTAAAGTTCACGATGAGGGATTAAACAGCATTGTTGAGATGATCGTTGGTGATTCAATGCCAGTTCACCTAGACCACGGATCTGCCTTAGATCAAAGTGTTGGATTTAAGACTGGAGCTGGACATCCATCTAGGGATATTAGTTCAGTTCTTTATTATAATGATGACTATGAAGGCGGAGAAATTTGTTTTCCTAAACAAGATTTACTCATTAAGCCAGAACCTGGAATGTTTATTTGCTTTCCTGCTAAAGATGAATTTCCTCATCAAGTTAAAGAAGTAAAGAGCGGATATCGTTGGTGCTCAAGTAATTTTTGGTGTTTAGCTAGTTAATAAATTTTATATCATTTACCTTTAAGCTATTGGTGTTGAACTGCTCTAATTAGGTATAGAGAAAACCTTCACCCTCAACCCAATCATTATCATTATTGTAAATCTTTGGGATACCAGAACGTGAAGGTTCTCTCTTTGGATGAAACTTATCAGTATAATCCCACCATGTTCCTATCGAATATCTTATACCAGATGTAACCAAATTAACTTTGTGCGCGTGCATGAACGATGATGGAAACATTACAATATCTCCAGCGTCTGGTTTAAACTCTAAATCTAAGAGTGGAAAACCTAGTTCCCCGCCTTCATAGTCATCATTTAAATAAGCTACCGCCGATACTACGGAAGAGTAACTTGAACCAGCGTCTACGTGGCTCACGAAATGGTGACCCTCTCCGTATTTAATAAAGGTTAATCCTTCTTTAAAAGAAAGTTTTAAATTATATATATCTTTATAATGATTAATGGCATTAATAAATCCGTGATCAATTTCTTCATAACAGTTTTTAATTTCTTCAAACTCTGGCGTTAAAAACTTCCAATAATCTGGATGTATTTTAAAATCAAAACATTTTCTATAATCAGAAAGATCTTTTCCCATTGG